ATCGGTATGCTAATTCCTGGGCGTACTGTCACATTACGACTCATATAACATCCGTTCACAGCTATTCCTGGTACCCGACATTCTTGGTATCGGCACCTTCAATCGCAGTATGACGGAATTCGTTTGCCCGTTGGTAAACCTCAGCACGCATAACGCCGGATTGTTAGACAGTAATTCTAACAATCGGAAATCATGAACATGAACAAGTATTCTGGAAACGCGGCTGACTTCCAGCCCGTAGCGGAAGACAACAGCCGCGTAGTGATTAGCTATGGCCTTTGCGTCGTCGACGACAACGACAAGGCCGAGTGGTACGAGATACCCTTTTACAAAAAGCAGGGAAAGCCCAGCTTTGAACAGGCAAAGGCCGCCATTATTGCGGACATTAACGAACGCATCACCGACAAGATCGTTGGCGGCATGACCTTCGAAGACAAGCCCGTATGGCTCTCTATCGAGAATCAGATCAATTTCTCGCAGGCTACTGCACCGACACGCCTGAAGATTGGCGAAGAGGCCGATGGTACGCCGGTCTATCACGAGTTTGATACCAAGGCTTCACTGAAGGCTTTCGTCGATGCTTGCTTAGCCTGGAAAAACGAGTGCCTGGATGCCGGACGCGCAGAAAAGGAGGGTATCGACTGGACACCATACGAGGTTGCCCTGAAGCCGGTTACTTCCGAGACCAACACACACGAATAATAACTGTGCCCTGTGGTTTTGCCACAGGGCCTAAACACCCATACAGTCATGGCTAAAGTAAAAGGACAAAACCTTCGTGTCTACATTGGCAGTCGCGTCATCGCTGCTGCTTTGGACTGCCAACTGTCTGTGCAGCTGAATGTCTCTGCGTACTCTACGAAAGACGACGAAGGCTCATGGACTAAGAACCGCGCCGTCAACCTCCAGTGGAGTATCACCGCCAACGCAGTGGTGACGGACACCCAGGAACTTGACGCTATCGGCGTTGCTGAGTTGACAGACCTTATCGGGCAGGCCGTGCAGGTACAGCTCAATACGGCCGGAGGAGAGAAAAACCGCGAAGCGGACGAGCACCTGTTGGCCGGCAATGCCATCCTGTCTGACGTGCAGATCACTGCTGCCAACAGACAGCGTGCAACTGCGCAGATCACCCTTACAGGCAAGGCAAACATGCTCATTGACCTTCGCTACCTGGTAAGTGCTGACGAGCACTTGATGTGCTCATCTGACGGACATGTGATGGTTGCAGCACACGAAGAGTAACACCCAACCTGAAGACAATGATTAAGACAATAGCAATAGTGCACTACAACACGCCTGAGTTGACAGAGGCTTGCATTCTCTCCATCCGCAAGGTGGGGTGCATGTGGCCCGTCGTAGTGATGGACAATTCAGACGAACGGCCTTTCTCCAAGCGCATGAAGGGTGTCAAGGTGCTCAACAACCGGAAACAACAGCTGGTAGACTTCGACGAAGAACTGGCTAAGTACCCCAACAAGTGCGAGAGCCTGTCATACAAGGGCAATTTTGCCAGTGTGAAGCATATAATGTCCGTGGAATATCTATTCAGCGTGCTGCCGGACGGATTCATTCTCATGGACAGCGACATCCTGCTACGGAAAAACCCAGAGTTTCTTTGGGACAGCACCTATGCCGCTGCCGGTCACGTCATGTGGACTATGCAACGCCGTGGTGATCCTGACAGACTTCGCCCGATGCTATGCTACTTGAACGTACCGCTGCTCACGTCAAAAGGTGTGGGCTACTACGACCCCATGCGCTGCTGGGGACTACAGCCAGGCGGTGAGCGTAACATACAAAACCGCTACGACACCGGAGCATCCCTGCTGGAGGATATTCGCAAGCAGAAGCCGGTGCTGCGTTGCCGTAACTGGCAGTACCTGGAAGACTGCTATGTCCATTACGGTGCGGGAAGCCACCATCGTAACGACTTCACCGAACAGGCCGAGTGGCTTAAAAGGTATGAAGCGCTGTGGAGTAAACCTCAGACGGCAAAATAACCGATAAGAAAAGAGTACTACTATGGATAATTTCTTCAAACTTTTCAGCCGACGCGAGGTATCTGGAGTTCCAGTCACTACCAACCCTAACGACAAGACCAATCAGGCCGTTGTCGCTACCGGTGACTGGAAGGAGCAGATCATCACGCCTTCAGGCCGTCGCTCTCTTATAGTACCGGCTTGGTTTCGTGGTGTCTCGCTCATCATGCAGACGATGGGACAGATGCGCGTGCAGTACCAGCGAGTCAACGTAGAGGGTGGGAACTTCATCGAAGACCGCTATGGTGATGCCAGTCGTCTGAATTACCTGTTACAGGTGCGTCCAAACCCATTGATGACAGCCAGTCAGATGCAAGAACAGATCGAGTTCCGCAAGATATATTACGGCAACGCCTTTGTCTATATCGAGCGCGACACCTCCGGATGGCCTCTGAATTTGTGGCTGTGTACCGGCGGCGGCTACGATCCGATGAACGACACCTACAATCTGGTGTATAACCGTCCGGGTAGGCCCGCTGTCATGACTAACGTTGAAGCAGGTGACGTGCTGCACTTCAAGAATATATTCCTGACAGACGACTACTTCATGGGCATTCCGACCATCGCGTATGCCATGAAGACGCTGAGTATCGCTGCTACGGCCGACGAACAGGCGCTGAAGGATATGGCAAAAGGCGGTAAGCATAAGGTTATACTTCAGGAAGAGAAGTCACCGTCGCTGGGAACCCGTGGACGTGCCAACCCGCAGGAATTGCGAAAGATCACCCAGCAGTTCGCTGACGACTGGAACTCCGGAGACTTTGTATTGCTCGACAATGTTGCCGACACCAAGATTATCTCTCAGACGGCCGCCGAGTTGCGCCTGTTGGAAAACCGCGGCTTCGAGGTCAACGACATTGCTCGCATCCTGGGCATTCCTCGCATCATGATGATGGAAGACCAAGGGTCAAGTTACAAGATGCCGGAGCACGCCACGCAGGAATTCCTGCTGCGTACCATCCAGCCGCGCATCCGAAGCTACGAAGACGAATATAATTCCAAGATGCTCAACGAATACGACTTCGGAAAGCGCCGTATCCATGTCTGTGAGCTTGCCCTACGCCGTCTCGATGCGAAGGGACAGGCCGAGATTGACAAGATACACCTCGAAACGGGCTGGTCTCCCAACGAGATCCGAACACAGTACGACCTGCCAAGCATAAAGGATGGTGACGCTCACTACGTCAGCACCAATCTCGCAGAAGTCGGAAGCGAGAAGCTACGGTCGAATGGCACGCAGAAGCCGTCAGATCGTTCGGTAAACCTGGAACCGTAAAACGCCGGATATATAGAACCAATTTCAATCAAGAATATGGATGCAAAGAAACGAGAAATCAGAACCATTAAGTGCGAGCTGGCCGTTCGAGAAGCTCCACAAGATGCGCAGGGCGAGTCTCGCACCATCACCGGCAGAGCCATCGTGTTCAATGCTGAGAGTGAGACGCTCGACGAATGGGGCTATCGCTTCCGCGAAGTGATCAAGCCTGAAGCCTGTACGATGGAATTCTTGAACTCCCAGGATGTCAAGATGAACATGTTGCATGACCGTTCGTTGACCATCGCGCGCTGCAATAAGGGCGAAGGCTCTATGCGGCTGAATGTCGATGAGCAAGGTGTGACCTTTGAATTCGAGGCTCCCAAGTGTGACATCGGCGACCGCTGCCTGGAAATGGTGCGTCGCGGCGACTACTCTGGTTGCTCCTTTGAGTTCTATCCCGAAGACTGGGATGTCGAAGAGCGCGAAGGCGGCGACGATGTGAAGATTATCCATAAGAAGTTCCGCGCCATCACCGCGCTGACTATCGGAATGGACCCCGCTTACACACAGACCTCTGTCAATGCCCGCGAGCTGTTTGAACAGACTCCGAAGGGCAAAGCTAAGAAGCTGGCCGAGGAAGCTGCACGTGAGCAGAAGGCTATGGAGGCGGCTGCTGCACGCCGTCGTCAGTTGCTGGACTACGAGAATTTCAACGATATTAACTAACCATTTTTAACTGTTAAAAGTATGGCAAAAATGACAAAAATCGAGCTCCAGGCTCGTAGCCGTGAGATCCAGTCCTCTCTTTCTGGTCTCAACGACAAGGCTTACAAGGAGAAGCGCGCCTTTACTGAGGAAGAGCAGCGCGAGTGGGACAACCTGAGCCGCGAGAAGTCGCTCGTA